GATTGTTGATTATTTGTATATTGTTCCATTTGTTTTTGCTGTTGCATTATCTGTTGCATCATTGGATTCATCGTTTGTTGTTGCATCATAGGATTCATCATTTGTTGTTGCATCATTTGTTGTTGCATCATTTGTTGTTGCATCATTGGATTTAACATTGATTCTTTAGCTCCTTCTGTTAAATATTGTTGTGGAATATATGTTGGATATGCGCCTATTTCATCTTTTTTCAATATATCCTCAAGTTTATCTTCTTCTACTTCTTTATCTATTGGAATATTATCATCTGGTTGTTGTTCATTTCCTTTAATGAAACTATATAATTGTTGAATATTATCTGTTCCAATTAGATTTGTCATTTCTTCTGGTTTTTTCAATTCATTCTTGTTAAATCCTAAAAATTCTTTCATTTTAGTTTTTCTATTTTCTTCTACTTTTTTTTCAGTCTCATCTTCTTTATCATTATATATATTTTTTATATGTTCAACTGATCTTTCAGTTTCACTAATATTTTCATCAATAATAGCATCATTTACATATTTAGGAGTATACTCCTGTTGCTCATCTGATATTTCTTCATTACTTTCATTATGTTGTGTATATAAGTCTTCATTATCAGTCATACCAGAATGTAATTCTCTTTCACTATAAACAATATTAACATCTTCAGATTTATCTTCAGTTTCATCTTCAGTTTCATCTTCAGTTATGTCATCATTTTTTGTAATATCTTCATTATCAGTCATACCAGAATGTAATTCTCTATCACTATAAATAATATTAGCATTTTCATATTTAGAATCTTCAGATAATTCTTCTTCGATTTGTTTATCTTCTACAGGATCAATATTAATTTTAGGTATCCCCAAATCGTCAGATATTTCAGTTAGAGAAACGTAAGTTTCATTTAGTGGTTGTGTTAAAATATATTTACCAATATCATCTTTATCGTTTTTACTATCATTTTTCGAAGATTTGTATTGTTTAAATAATTCATTATTAACTAATATATCAGATGGTCTCATATACTCGTTATCTTCCTTCTGATAATAATCATGTTTATCTCTATATTTCATTGGTAAAACAGTATTAATGAATTTTGTTAATTCATCGTATTTTTCATAATCGAATATATTTTTATATTTAGGATGTGTTGTTAATATGTTTATAAAGTAATGAAAATCAAAGTATCTATTTTTTGTTTTAAATTTATCATCAATATCTTTATTATCAACAAGTCCTTCTATCCATGATGATTCAAAATTTGCTAGTTTTAATTCAAATTTTTGATCTTTTATCTTGAAATTATTTTTCCCTAATGTGTATTTAGCATCAGATCCTTTTTTACTTTTAACATATACATATAACATAGATGGATCTAATTTATTATGTCTAAATGATGGATATTTATCATGAATAACACTTAAAATATATAATACAGAAAAAATGATCTGTTTCCATTCTTCAAATCCAAATGATTTATAGTTATCTAAAATATAATTATCCAAACGTTGTTGTTTGTAAAAATGTTCATCTATTTCAATATATATATATTCATGTATTTTCTTGTTATCATATAATTCTACTAATCCCTTAATTTCAGGATATTTACTGACTAATTGAATTATTTTTTTAATAGGAATATCAAAATTCATAATTGGGACTAATATATTTTTCGCTTGACCACTAACTACAAAATAACTTAAAAGATATTTCATTATTAAATTAACATTTTCTTTTCTATTCAGTTCATCTATATCACTTGTTGGATTTTTATATGATCCAAAACGAATATTACTAGGATAACTAACATCTGAATATCTTTTATATATATATTTTCCATCGAATTCTTCTGTAAATTTTAATGTATCTTTTCCAAATATGTCTTTTAATATGAATTCTATATTTTCCTCATCATATACTATTTTAATGTTTTCTATATATAGATCATTTTTTGATATTGCTCGTGGTATGATGCATCTATTATTATTCGTATTATATATATGATCATACAATAAATTAATTTTATAATCAATTGTTGAAGTTTCCATATTAATATCAGTCAAAATATTATATAATTACATAATATTTTAATTTAACTAAAGAATAACATATATTTAGTAAATCTTATGAATTAAAATCATAAATTAATAACATTATATTATTTATAAAAGCTTCTAAATGTATAACTGTTCTTTTTCCTCTAGATAGATTATGTTCGAAATGTGATACAATTTCTAATATTTTATGTTTTAATAGATCAGAATTAATTCTATCTAATAATTGTTTCATTAATTCAGTTAGAACACTTGTCCCTGATATATTTGTTATAAATATATCATATAATAGTTGCCTAATATGTTCTATATGTTTTTCTGAAATCATTTTTATTTTTTTAATATTTACCATGTAACTTGTTATTATTTGTAACTTATCTTTCCATTTAAAATCTGGATCGATTTTATGTATTGTACATTCTAATAACCAAATTGCTTTTTTTATATTTCGATTACAATTTTGAATAATATAATTGAAATCATTTAGTTCTAATAATTTATGTTCTTTAATTGCTATTTTAAATATTGTTTTGAAAATTTCATTATCAGTTGGCGAAGGAACTCTTATTTCTAGACATCTACTTCTAATCGGTTCTATTATTTTTGATAATTGATAACCACATAGTATAAATTTACAAACATGTGCATATTTTTCCATCATTCTACGAAGTGCTGTCTGTGCAAAAAATGACATATTATCAACATTTTTTACTAATATTATTTTAAAATTACGTTTAATACCATATACATCTATTAGTTTTTGCTGTGCATATTCTTTAATTATTTCTTGAACTAAATATTTATCAAAACCACTACCACTAGGTTCAATTATTAAATGAAAATCACTTTGTTCAACTTCATACATAACACTTGAATTACTATATCCAGAAACAGAATAAACTACTTTTTTTTTATGATGTATTCGTTTATCATATATGTTTTCTAATAAAAAATTTATAATTGTATTTTTACCTGATCCTGATGAACCTGAAAATAAAAAATGAGGAATATTGTCGAAAGATTTTCCATTTTTTTTAAGTGTTAATATATCTTTATATATGTTATTATGAAAAGTAATATCATCTAATGATGATATTATATTATACTTGTCTAATAAAAACATATTAAGTTTATTCTAATTAGATTGTTATTACTTTATGTATTTATCAATCAGTTTTTACAGAATTATTATCAATTTTTTCTAACGTAATTTTAATTATGAGTAAAAAAATATTATATGGTTCACATGTTCAATGTAATGGAAATATTATAGAAAGTGCTATGAAAATATTAGCACTAAAAGGAAACTTTTTTCAAATCTATATTAGTGATCCAACTAGTTTTAAATTTGGAATGCCTTCTGTTACAACAACCGAAAAAAATGATATCAAACAATATTTATCTGATAATAATTTATCACTAGTTATACATTCTCCATATACACTTAATTTTGCAAATAGATTTAATAAATATAGTAGAGGAATTAAATTATTTATAAAAGAATTGAAATTTGGATCTACTATTAACGCATATGGATGTGTGCTACATCTAGGAAAATCAAAATTAATTCCTAGAAATATTATTATCCAAAATATGTATGATCATGTCATTTACGCTTATAAAAATTCTCCAAATAATATTAAAATAATATTAGAAACATCTGCTGGACAAGGTCATGGTAGTGATATTTTTTATAACATAGAAAATTTATCAAAATTATATTCAATGTTTACAGAACAACAGAAAATGAGAATAGGAATATGTATTGATACTTGCCATGTTTTTTCTGCTGGTTATGATATATCAAGTAAAGAGAAGATCATACATTTTTTTAAAATGTTTAACAAGTTAATAGGTTTAAAATATGTAGATCTTATACATCTAAATGATAGCTACACAGAATTAGGATCACGAATAGATAGACATTCAAGTTTAGGAGAAGGATATATAGGAATTCGCGCAATAGAATATTTAATAGAATTTGCAATTAAAAATAAGTTTCCACTAGTTTTAGAAACTCCATTTATAAAACATAAAAATGAAATATTATTGATAAAACAAATAATTAATAAAATTACTCAAAAGAATGATTAATAACTTCTTGAATACTACCATTATATTTTTTCAATGATTCTATATTTGCTACAATATCTTCAAATCCCATTTCAGAAAGAACATTTAATTGTAAAATATATGTCTTTTTATCCTTTTCAAATTGAGATGGTTCTTTTTCGATAATTGTATCATTTTCTTGTTGTGGAACTGGTAAATGTTCTACTTCTTTTTTATCAAAAGCTATAAATATTCTGTCTAATAGCTCATCCAATCCATTAAAATATAAAGCTTTTACTAATTCTGTGTTTGACTTATCTATCACAAAATCATAAATAGATTTAAATTTTTCAATAATAATATTATAATCTAAATCATTCGTTCCTTCTACTTGTGATATATTATTTTGATTAGCTTTCTTATACTGTTCTATTTTTTCGGCAGACCATTTTTCAATTACAACATGAATCGTTTTACCATTTATCAACATACTAGAACAATTATCCATAGAAAATAAAGTTTTACCATCATGTTCGTGTGTTATAATATTTCCAAGATAAGCTAATTTTATCTGAGTTCTGTCAACAGCATGTTCTTTTGAAATAATATGATCCTTTATATCACCAATAGTTGTGCTATCAGTTACATTAATAGGGATGCTATCCTGAACACCATTTATTCGAATATATATAGTTGTAGACATGTTTTTGTATTCTATTTAATATAAAAACATGATAATATCATAATATATAAAAATATCAATTTTTTTATATAGACGTATCTGATATATCAGAGCTGATAATATCTTGTTTATCTTCATCAGAATCTATAAAGTTTAATGAATTGGGTTGTTTATTTACAGTATTATCATCACATGTAAAAGTAACTGTATCGCTAAGATCACTATATGAACTAGAATAATTATTATCATCATCAGTTAATAAAGTAGATTCATAACTTATGAAAAAATCATCAGGATCTATTAAAGTTTCAGAAACAATGTTATTACAATTAACGAATATATCAGAATCACTCATTTTAAACAATCATAATAAAAAAATAAAACATAATAAACATAATATGAGACAATAAAAATTGAAATAAGAATTATTTAAAGATAAAAAACATAAAGATGAGTATACTAAACATATGGATTCTGAACCATGGATAGAAAAATATAAACCTACAAAATCGTCAGAACTAATTTGTAATACATTACAAGTTCAAAAAATAATAAATTGGTTAAATAATTTTAAAAATCCAACAACACCCAGTTCTATCATTATTACTGGACCTCATGGTGTTGGAAAATCTATAAGTATCCAATTAATATTAAAAGAAAAAGGATACGTGATAAAAGAATTACATTCTAACGATTCTGAAAATAAAAAAATAATTAACGATATGATGAACTCATCTATTAAATCAATGGATGTATATGATTTATTATTACAAAGAAATGGATCAAAATACGCAATCATTATTAATGATACTGAAACAATAACATCTGCAAAAGAGAAAAGTTATTTAACAACATTATTTAAACTAAATGAGAAAGAGAAGAGTTTCCCAATGATATTTATATCTGCTCCTCAACATAATAAATTAATATCTGATATTAAAAAATCGAAAGGGCTTGAAATAAAGTTCGAACATCCATCTGATAAAAATTTAACGGATTTTATTAAAAAAATAGCAGCAAAAGAAAAAATAAAAATAACTGATAAGAACATAATCAAAAAGATTATATCATTCTCACAATATGATGTTCGACGACTTATATACATTTTACATAATCTTTACTATAATTTTGGTTCTAAAGAAATTAAGATATCAGATGTAGTTGAATTCTGTGATTGTTCTCAAGGAAAAAATATAGATATAAGTTTATTTGATGCCACTAAACAATTATTAAATAAATATAATGGAGTTAATGAAAGTATTATATTATATGAAACTGAAAAAGTGTTGATACCATTAATGGTTCATGAAAATTATTATAAACCAATGGTTTATAAATGTGATAATAATAGAAATAGATTACAAGTGATGAGAGATATAAGCACATTAATATCAAAAGGAGATATGGTTGAAACAAATATTTATACTGATCAGAATTGGTATTTACAACCAATCCATGGATTTTTAACATGTGTTGAAACATCATATTGTTTAGATAAATTATCATCAACCAAAAATATTCCATTTTACAGTATGAATTTCAGTAGTGATCTGAATAAAACATCACTAAAAAATATTAATAAAAAAAATATATATACATTACAGTCATTAATACCACATAAGAATAATGAAGATATATTATTCATTAATAAGATAATATATCAATTAGTAAAGGAGGAAAGATTTGATGAATTAAATGGATTAATATCAAATTATAATTTAAACAGTAAGAATATAGAAGTTGCTATTAAGATAGATAAAACTATTGAAAAAATAATATTAACCCCAAAAAACAAGAAAAAAATAATAGTTTAATCACCATTATATTTTCAAAAATCATCATAATTATCATAGTTAATAAGTAATTCTTCATTTTTTTTAATTTTTCTATTTGTTTTGAAAATTAACGTATCATATTTATACGACTTTACTATTTTTATGTTTGGTTTGATACTATGGTTCATATAAAACGAAATATCTAGAGAGTTTAATCCTAATAATGGTACATAATAACTATCATCATCCTCTTTATAGAAAAAATCATCTATTATTTTTGTAACTTCATTATCTACATTTTCAAGATCTTTTTTTAATATTTTTTTATATTTATAATCAATTGATTTATTATTTGTTAAACAAAATGGATTCGTATTTATTGGAATATCTTTTATAGCAAATACACCAATACCACTAATTTTACTAGGTTTTATTCTACAATATGTTTTATTTTTAATATTTTTCAGTAATTTTTCCATGTTATCATATTATTATAATAATATAATAATAGCGTAACAATATAGATAATAATTTAATCACTGCTGTAATATTCATCATCATTTAAATATGTATGTCTATCATGCATGTAATCATCTTCAATGTCTAAATTACCGCAATCAATAATTTCTATTGTATTTTTATTTTTCTTTAGATTATCTGTTGAGTTATGAAGATATGTTGATAGTTTTACTTTTGCTGATGGAGGTTCGTTAGTTATTGTAATTTTATTTTTCCATACTCCTAATTGAGGGTCTCTTTTTATTGAATTATTATGTAATGGAGGAAATTCATCATTACTATTTACTTTTGGAGTAGTTGTTTTTTTATCATTTATTTTATTGTTTTCTATAGGAATTATAGTATGTTTAACAAACTTCTGTTTAGGTGTTTTAATAATTTCTTTACCTAAACCAGAATTATTTCTTTTTGATGGTGGAATGTATTTACTCATATAATATGTTTAATAAATTAAACAAAATAATTAAACATATTATTAATTATTTTTATCTCCATTCTTAATATAAATAATGAATAATACCGATTTTAATGTTGTTGAACAATTTAATTCTTATATTAAATTTAAAAGAAATATCAATTCACGAATTAATACTAGCAATATCCAAATAGGAGGACAACCACCAAATTTCCAACCGTTAGAAATACCATCACAATCTAATTTAAATTATATGGAACCATCTAAAATGACACTCTATACTGTTCCAGAAGGAACTATATTATATCAAGGATCGGAAGTTGATACGTTTAGTCCTCTTAATATTAAAGTAGGAAAGGGGGATGAAAGAGTATCATTTTTTTCATCAAATAAAAGGATGTCAGCAGATTATATCAAGGGTTGTGCCTCATATCCAACAGAAGAAGGATATTTACATATATTTAAAGTGAGAAAGAATATCGATAGGATATTAATAGTATCCTCTTTCGAAAAGAGAAAAAATTGGACAAATGATTATATAGATAATACTTTTTGTAGAAATTATTCTTTTCCAATCAACGGAATAGGTTTCTTTTTCCCATATGGAGTAGAATCTAACGAACAAGGAGATACTGAAAGAATAGCAGAATCTACACCAGAACAAAAAATGTTATTTGATTCTGAATTTGCTTTATGTAATCCAAATGAATATCTTGATTACGTTGGAACTCAGCGATGTCAGTCAATGAGAAAATTATCTCAACCTTATCATTTTAGTCAATAAAATAAATTTATAAATAAAATATTCATATATTATAAGATATTATATGAATATAATCGTAAAGAAAAAGAAGATACATAGATATGAAGGATTATGGAGAACAACCAAGAAAGGTAGTAAAACAGATTATGATGATAATAATGAATTATTCCCATATCCAATTCAGAAAAACACAAGACATAATCTATCTAAATTTATAGAAAAACTAAAAATATTCCAAAGATTATTAACATTAAGAAAAAAATATACTAAATATAATCACCAAAAAAATTGTTTAATATGTGGAAAACGTAATATAACTACTAAATTATTTGAGCTAGAAGATGTTAATTGGACGGATGGTTATTTACATTATATTATAGAACATAATATTAATCCTACTACAGAATTTAAGAAATTCATTGATAAATTTTATATTGATAAAAAAGAAGAATTTATTACAAAAAAGAAAAAACAGCAACAACAAAAAGTATTACTTAGAATGTCAGGTATCTTATATACTAGAGGAATACATAAATATGTTAAAATTAAAGAAAATCAAATGATGATATTAGACGCATTACTTACAAGCGGAGGATATGATAAAAAATATATAGATACAAAAAATAAATTACGTTACTCTGAACATAGCGGACTATTAGATTTTAATAATTCAGGATTAGAAAGAGTTATCGTTTCTGGTAAATCCAGAAGAACTGAAACAACTGATCCTTCTATATTTCTACCAGAAAACATGATAGAAGCATTTGATTATGAATATATGTTTCATACACATCCACCAACACCTAAACCAGGAGGAAGAGCAGTAGAAGGAATTTTATATGAATTTCCTAGTGTATCGGATATATTTCATTTTATTGATCATTATAACGATGGGATGATACAAGGGTCAATTGTAATAACAGCAGAAGGCGTATATGTTATAAAACCTTATAAAACGCAATATGATCAAAAAATAATTATATTAGATCAGCAGAAAGTATTTAAAGAATTAGAAAATAAATTCATGGAATTAGAACATTCTGCGATTAATAAGTATGGTACTAAATTCACTACGGAATATTTTTATTCTAAGATTGCGCAAAATAAAAAATTCATAAAAGAATTTAATAATACAATGCATATTCACAATATAGAAATTTCATATTATCCAAGAATAAAAAATAAAAAAATATGGAAATTACCACCTATATATCTACCAATATCTCCAATGGAACCAGTTTGATAATAATATAGTTATTTTTATGTTGTTTAGAAACTATATATTTTACTGAAAAAAATAAAATATATACATTTATTATATATAGAAATATAAATGGGTTTCAAATTAGTTCAATCTGGAAATAGTCAATTCATATGTACAGTTATTTTATGTATAATAGCATTTTATGTGTTTGTATTTCCTTACCTTGAAAAGAAAGAAAAAGAAGTTAAAGAAAAATTCGAAAATATACTAAATGGATTATATAAAGTAGATACTGCTATGTGTAGTAGCGATTGTTGCGGAACTCAATGGCCAGTCAGTTTTGATACTGTAAGAGATCCACGTATTAAAGAAGGGGAAGTATCAAAAGAAGGAGAAGATGGAACAAAATATAAAACAAGCAATTTTACTTGCTCTGGATTACATGGAAGAGGTTGTGTTTGTCTATCAAATGAACAACATGAAATGTTAGCTAGTAGAGGAGGTAATGCGATATAAATTAATTTAGATTATTAACAAAATATTTAAGAATAACTATTTCGTTAATAGATTTGTTTTTTTTCTCTGTTTTTATTAAATAAAATGAACTTAGTTGAAGTTAAAAATGAATATACAACACAATTAGTAAATATATTAAGCCCACATATATACGATGGAATCTATTCTATATATGATGAATCTGTAAATATTGCGACTAATAAACTAAGAGATACTAAGAAAATATTAATAACATTTCAGAAATTAATGTATCAAGTCCAACGATGGAATCAAGATTTAATTAATAAAGAAACAGAAAGAATACAAAGTGAAAGTAAATGTGAATGGCTTAGTGATTTAGTTAGAGCGGTTGTTAAATCAAATATAATAATACTAACAAATACAACACCTAATTATTCCTTTAATACAATAGACACTAGGATATATCAAAATGTTCAGTTAAACAATTTTATACATAAATGTTATATAGAATGCGCAACGAATTTCATTAATAGTGCCTATCTATTTAACCATTTTAAAAGTGCTGAAGAAATCCAAAAAAATCAAAGAAAAATATTAAATACTATTCAAGATTGTATTAAAGAAGCTATTAGAAAAATGCTTCCATTTAAATACATGCTACAAAAATATCTAGAAGCAAATTACACTGCTCCTAATAATGAAAATATTGTTAACAGTATAAGTGAAGAAGATTTTACAAATGTTCATAATCTAGATAAAGATAATAAAGCAACTATAACATACGATATAACTAAACAAACGATAGTTGATACAAATAGGCAAACTATAATAGATGATTATACTAAAAATGAAACACTAAAAGAAGAAACTGTAATTAAAACTGAAGTAGCTCCAATACTAGAAACTGATGATAAACATCAAGAGGATGAACATCAAGAGAATGAACATCAAGAGAATGAACAAATAGAAACTCAGCAAACAATGAAATTAACAGATGTAAAGGAAACACAAATTAATTATAATATGACGTTAGATACGAAACAAGAAACAGATATCGATAAATTAAATGAAATGTTTAAATTTAAACAAGAAGAAAAGAAACAAGAAGATATCCATTACCAACAATATTTACAAGAACATCATTCAGAACAAAATAAAGTAATAAATGATGAAATCACTCTTAATATTAATACTAAAGAAGATACAAAGGAAGATATGATACCACAATTAACCCTTGATATTAATACAAAAGATAAATCAACATTTGGAGACACTTTACTTAACCCATTGGAAAATATTATGAGAAATGAACCGGCACAAAAACAAGCCTCAAATAATAATATACATAACGAACAATCAGATAACAAACAGAAACATAATGAAAAAAATGATCAACATGAAGTTCTTAAAGGAAGTTTATATGATGTTAGTGACGATGAAGAAGATGATGAAGATGATCAAAGTATTACTTATCATCAAAATGATGAAGATTTTGAAGATGTCTTTAGTAATAAACCAATGCCAACAGAAAAACAACAAACAATTCAAAGTGTTTCTGATGTATTTATTCCACCAAAAAAAGAAGTAGTTGAAAAAAAAGAACGTAAACCACATCATAAAGAAGCGAATGATAAGCAAAAACAACAACCAAATGTAGATCAGCAAAAGAAAAACGCATTTTTTGCTAAATATTTTGAGTTATAAAAAATATTCTAAATAGATTTATATAAATATAAAATGATAGAAAAAATCAATGTATCAAATCCAATAGTTTTTGCAATTATTGCTGGAATCATAACATACATAATTATATATTTCGATACCCAAAAAAGAAAAAAACATATAAAACAAGGAAATTCTGATAGGATTCCACTAACTCTTCCTATAGTGTTTGGATTATTTGTATGGTTTGTTGGATACTATTTTACTCATAAAAAAATACCTACTGATGCTTATGCTAATAATATAATGAATGATTCATCAACTGATATGGGGTTAGAAAACCAAGAATTATTAACAGGTCTTTTTAGATTTTAAAATATTAGATACCATAATACGTTTTAAAATTATAGGATATATCTATACATATTCTATAATTTAGTGTAATGAACACAAACGATATACAAACAATGAATAATTCTTAATGATTGTAGTTTTAAAATACATCCATTAATTATAACTGAACAATCTCCTATTAAATTCGGACAAGAATTGAAATCAAATATTGATTATATATTTTTGTTTGGTGAAGATTTTATTAGTAATAAACGTAAATTATTTGAGTATTATGCTGGTATATTCTCAACATTTGAATCATTTGATCAAGTATTTAGTAAATTAACAAGTAATTTTGGATGTATGGTTATTGATAACAAAACAATAACAGATGATATAAATGAAAAAATATTTTGGTATAAATCAGAAAAACATAATAATTATAAATTATTAGAAAATTAAAACTATTTAAGAAATTATCAATATGAATAATTAAGTTATATTGATAATGAATAATGTAACATTTCTTAATATTGATGATTTAATTATTGATACAAATAATAAAGTAAAAGACTCTAGAACAATGATTATCGGAAATACACATACTGGAAAATCATTGTTAGCTATGAATATTTTACAACATGTTAAAAAATATATTCAACATGGATACGTTATAGACGATAGTGGAAAAACATTTTACGATAACGTATTAATTAATACAGATACTTATTTTTCTCCAAAAGTTAAAAAATATTTGAATACTAAACATGATAAATTTTTTATAGTTGATTCAACTAAACTCATGTTTGATTATAATATGGAGGAATCTTTAAATAATATTAATCGATTAAATATTAAAACATTAATATATTTAAGTGATAGGTTATCTAATCATTTTACTTGTAGTAGTATAGATAATCTAATTTTGTTCAAATTTGATAATTATGACAATATTTATAAAACTTTTGTATGTAATAATTTTTTAATTAGCAAAGATGAATTTGATAGTCTTGTCAGAAATTATACAAATGATTTTAAATGTTTAGTGATTGATATAAAAAACAAACAATTATTTTATTACAAAATATGTTAAATTATTTCGCGTTTAAAATATACAAAATAAATATACTGTAATTAATAATCTAATAGATTCAAATCAATGTCAGATGTGAATCCATATGTTAATAAAGTATTGAGATTAGAGATGGGAAATGATATCTTATCTATCGATAGATTTGATATGAATAATTTATGTTTCACAGACAATAGTGAAGAAAATTACTTAAAAATAGTTACAATTGGAAAATCAGGATCAGGTAAATCATGGATCATTAGAGACATTATGTATAATTTAAGAGATGTTCCTTGTGGTTTAGTTATTGCGCCTACTGATAAAATGAGTAAATTTTATGACGAATTTGTTCCATCTGTATATATACATTATGATGTAGATAGTGTCATAATTCGAAAATTATTAAATAGACAGATGAGTGTATTTGAAAAAAATGATGAAAGAATTAAGAAAGGAAAAAAACCAATAGATCCACGATCATTTTTAATTATGGACGATTGTCAAGCAACAAAAGCGTCATGGATTAAGGAAGACGAAATCAATGAAGTATTTTTCCAAGGTCGTCATTACAAATTACATCCATTTATTATGGCATTACAGTATTCTATGGGAATTGGTCCAGAATTGAGAACAAATATAGATTATGTATTTTTACTAGGAGAAGATTTTATTAGTAATAAACGTAGATTATTTGAACATTACGCAGGTATGTTTCCAACTTTTGATTTATTCAATCAAATATTTGATCAAGTAACAAATGACTATGGATGTTTGGTTATAAATAATAAACTAAGGACAAATGATATCCGCAAAAAAGTATTTTGGTATAAAGCTGTAAAAAGAGGAAATTTTAAAGTTGGTGAAAAAGAATTCATAAAATTCAATAGTGAAACTTATGATCCAGATTATTCTAAGAAAAAATATCAAGAATCATTTGTAGATTCTTATTTAGCTAAACGAAATAAAAATAGACCAGTCATACAAGTATATAAAAATAATGATCAACCTTGAGAAACATTACTTAACTTTCTTTCATATGGTGGTTTAAGATTAATGGATCCAACCCATGGAGATGGGTTTGCAAACATATCACCAAATATATCTTTTATTGGTATAGGACTATCTTGTTCTTCTTTAAATGTTCTAGGAACAAACCGATATATTACTTTATCAGGTGGACAAGTTTTGGTCATTCTTGCTAAATCTATAATAACTAATAAGATACCAAATAAAGTGATTATTATTATTATTGTTTTTATATTATCAATATCAAGCATTATTACTTAATATTAAATAATATTTATTTATTGTTATCCGTTAGATTTTCATTCATATATATTACTTATTGACTTTTGTATATATTTTTGTAGGTCATTTTTTGATCATGAATTTTTGATTTGATTTTTCGAAAATAATATACTGAACAAATTCAGTTTAAG